GATACTCTTGTTGATCTTCGTACCTTTTCTGGTGGATCTGGTGGTGCAATACCAATTCTTCGTGGCGTTCTTCTTGCGCCAAGTGGTGTAATTCTTCACCTTAGTGGTAATTCAAGGCATAATACAAATACTCCAGTTACAACCCAAACAGCCGCGGCAGCAGGAGGTATCTTTGGAAAGCATGGTGCAATAACCGGTTCACTGCTTCCATCAACAGAAGTATTTACGATGCTATTAAATGGTCACAAAAATACAGCAACATTTCCTAATGTTATTACTGCATCATTTAGTCTTACAAATGAGCAACAATATTTTAGAAATGTATTTAACACAGATCCTAAAAAAATTGAACAGGCAGGACACTTACTTTATACTAGTTATGATGTACATCCTAATTTAGCTGTTGTAACAGGATCAGGAGTTGTTGCACCTGGAAAATATTCAAAAGGTGAAGTAACAAAAGAAGATACTGCATTTCTTTTAACTTCATCATTAGCAAGAAATGTTGGCTCATCTACTGTCCCTAATTTTGAGGATTTTCAAGATAGATTTGGTCATGCTGAAACGCCTTTTATAATAAGTCAAAAGTACGGTGGAAGCAATAAAAACCTTTTCAAGGTGGTTGCATTAAGCGCCGGTTCTAAATCTAATACAAAAATTAAAGTATCAATAGATAATATAACTAGAATTAATGCAACATCTTACCCTACTTTTGATCTTTCTGTTAGAGACTTTTTTGATACAGATGAAGAGAAAATTACTTTAGAATCTTTTAGAAGCCTTAGTTTGGACCCGAATTCTCCTAGATTTATAGGTAGAGTAATTGGTGACTTAAATGTATTTTTTGATTTTGACAAAGAAACCTTAAGTCAAAAAATTAACGTGAATGGAGATCACCCAATTCTATCTAGTTATATTAGAATTGTAATGACTGATTCACTTAAGAATGGAAATATTCCTGTAGATGCAATGCCTATGGGTTTTAGAGGACCACTAACTCTAAACACATCAGGTTCAATAATGTGTCAAGAAACAGATGCTGCTACATTTGCTGAGAGTGATATTTTAAGAAGAGTACAACAACCTCCTATTCCTTATAGAAGAACAATTGCTTTAAGTACAGGTACCAAGAAAAGAGTTAATACAGACTTAAATTGGGGAGTGCAGTTTAATAGACAAACTTCAGTAACAGAACCTAATAAACAGACACTATTTGATGAAACACTAATATCATTGGTTAAATACGTACCTGATCATAGAATTGACGTTGCAAAATTTAATAGAGCTTCTGATACTTTTCAAAATAATTTATTTAGTTTGGAAAATATAAGAGTTAGAACAGGATCTAATGGTAAAGCAGATCCGGATCTTTGGTTAAGTGCTTCATATGTTAGAAATGGTTTAATAACAGCAGACCATAATACACCTGCTGCAAGTGCAACAGGAAAAACAAGAGCACTTTTACCTAAAGATTTTGAAACGCCTGCAAATAGAAAGTTTTCTGGTTTTAATGTCTTTTTACAGAATGGGTTTGACGGGCTTAATATATTTGATGAAGAAAAATCAAAATTAACTAATGTTGCTGCAAGAAGAGAAATGCTTGAAGCGGGGCAAGGGCTAACATCAGGACCTACAATTGCAGCATACAGAAAAGCTGTAGATGTTATGGGTTCTAAGTCAGATGTTGATATTAAATTACTAGCGATACCTGGTCTTCGTGAACCAGCAATTACTGATTTTGCTATAACAGCAGTTGAATCTAGATTTGATGCAATGTACATTATGGATATTGAGGAGTATGATAAGTTTAATACAGTAATTACTGGATCAAACCAAATTGTTCACGTAGGTAATACAGTCAATGCATTCAAAGGAAGAGGATTAGATAGTTCTTTTGCAGCTGCTTATTTTCCTGATGTTGTTAAATCAATGAGAGTTACAACTAGCGGAAGAAAACCAACTAACAGAGAAGTCTTAGTCAATGTTCCACCTTCTGTTGTCGCATTAGGCGCTTTCGCATTAAACGATGCTATAGCTCACCCATGGTTTGCACCAGCTGGTTTTACAAGAGGTGCACTAAATGCAGTAAAAGCTGCTAATGTAAGACTTAACAGAGACAACTTAGATGAATTATATGATGTTGATATCAATCCAATTACTGCATTTCCAGGAACAGGTTTAGTTATTTGGGGACAGAAGACACTACTTCAAAATAGTTCAGCACTTGATAGAGTTAACGTAAGAAGACTTTTGATAGATGTAAGGCGTGCAGTAAGAAATGTTGCTAATACTTTGTTATTTGAACCTAATAGACAGGAAACATTAGAAAGATTTAATGCTTTAGTTAATCCTATTTTGCAAAGAGTTCAGGAACAAGGTGGGGTAGACAGATTTAAAGTTATAATTGATACTACCACAACAACACAAGCTGATGTGGAAAATAACACAATTAGAGGTAAGATATTCTTACAACCTACACGTGCTGTTGAGTTTGTCGCGTTAGACTTCGTAGTCACAAATGCCGGTGCAGATGCAATTTAATTAATTTTTAAGGAGAGTAAAAATGGCAGAAACTTTATCAGTGGCAGACATGTTGCCAAACAAATTTGAACCGAAAAGAAAGAATAGGTTTGTCCTTGCAATAGAAGGGATCGATGCTTTTCTTATTAATGCGGCGTCACGTCCTAAGTTTACACTTAAAAGTGAGACAATACACTACATTAATAGTTATAGAAATATAGGGACTTCAAAAGGTAAGTGGGAAGGTTTTTCTATTACACTTCATGATCCTATTGCACCAAGTGGGGCTCAACAAGCTATGGAATGGGCAAGAACTCACTATGAGAGCGTTAGTGGTCGAGGCGGTTATGCAGACTTTTACAAGCGTGATATTCAAATTAAAGTACTAGATCCTGTTGGGACAGTTATAGAGTTGTGGGATATTAAAGGTGCTTTTTTAACATCAGTTACATTTGGTGACTTAAAATATGATGAGTCAGCAGCAATGATGGATGTTCAGTTAGCAATAGAATTTGACAATTGTATTTTCCAATTTTAATTTTACTTTTTATATCAGTAGTTTAAACTTCATAAAATATAGGAGTAAAAATGTCTGATGATGAAATTAAGTGGGAAACACCAGTAGAAACAGTTCCTTTACCCACACATGGAAAAATATACTCTCCTGAATCTTTTTTTTATGATAAAAATACTGTTGATATAAAAGCAATGACTGCGAGGGAAGAAGATATACTTTCTTCGCAAGCTTACATTAAAAAAGGTACAGTTTTAAATGAACTTATTAAATCTTGTGTGATGAGCAAAGATGCTAATCCGGATGATTTAATTATAGGTGATAGAACTGCACTTACAATGGCAATTAGAATAACTGGTTATGGTACTAAGTATGACGTTAACATCACATGTCGACATTGTACAGCTGTTAATGAAACAAACATTGATTTATCAGAATTACCTATCAAGCCTTTAGACATATCACCTGTTAAAGAAGGTGAAAATATATTTGAGTATACACTTCCTGTATCTAAGAAAAAAGTACTTTTTAAATTTTTAACAGGTAAAGATGAAGTTGAAAGAAATAAAACAATAGAAAGTATGCAAAATCTTTATGGCGAAAACTATTTAGGTAATATAACAAAAAGTATTGAGTCACATATAATATCAATTGATGGTGTAACAAAAAAATCATCAATTAAAAAGTTTATAGATAGCATGCCTGCTTTTGATTCAAAAAGTCTTAGAAACTTTATTAAGAAGTCAGAACCAGGAATTGACACTAAAATAAAGTATAAGTGCCCAAGTTGCTCAGGAGAGTCGGAGGTAGATCTTCCGATCACAACAAATTTTTTCTGGCCGACTCTAGATTAGTAAGAGAAAATTTTCTAGAAGCTTGTTATATTTTGCAAAAAAATATGGGAATGTCATATTCAGACATTCGATCACTACCTATTTCTTATAGAAACTGGTTTATAGATCGTGTAATTAAAGATTTGCAAGCGATAAAAAATGCACGTGACAAAAGTAATAATATTGTTACGCCTGATAATTATGAGCCTCCTAAGACTCAAGAAGATAAGAAAGAAGACTTAAAAAAGATAGAGAAGATTTTTAAAAAGTTTTCTTAGGAATACTTATTATATTAGGAGAAGATTATGACAACGCCTGCATTAACGTCACTATCACCAGCTACAATAGCCCAATTAGCTTCAGCTATAGCCGGCATTATGAGTGCTGGAGGCGGAGGTGGTGGTACCGGCGGTGGCGGCGGTGGAGGCGGAACCGGAGGCGGAGGAGCCACTCCTACATTACCTAGTATACCAATGTCTGGTCCAGGTGCCATGTTAAAAGGTGCAGCAGCAGTCGTTAAGAACACTAGCAAATTTATGAAAGAAGCATACGAAGGAATCCAAACAGCTGACAGATTCATTGCTGCCGCATCCGAACCTCTTAGACAACAAATGGAAGCGGTACAAGATACTTTTGGTGGGTTTAGAAAAGCACAAGAAGAAATGACAATTGGTGTGAGCCAGTCGATGAGAGAAAGTTTTGATACATTTGCTAATATATATACACAAACTGGAGATGAATTACTAGCTGAGGGTCGCAGTGAGTATGTTATTACAGAGTATGGTAAGTCGGTTAATCTGCTTAAGCAGGTAGATATTTCTCGAAAAGAATATCAAAAAGGTTTTACAGACTTTATTTC